AAAAAGCAGGCTTCCTGACTCGCGACCCGCGCGAAAAAGAACGTCGTAAATACGGCTTGAAGAAAGCTCGTAAAGCTAGCCAGTTCTCCAAACGTTAATAGAGAAGGCTATCTCAATCAATCACAAATCGCAAGAAAAGCCCGTAACCATGCAGGTTACGGGCTTTTTCTTTGCTTCCGTTATTTTCAAAAAGTGTCCACAGCTCATAGAAAATAAGCTACGTATGTAACAGGTATGTAACAGGTATGTAACGGGTATGTAACACGTATGTAATAAATTATATTAAATTAATAGCCTCTAATAGCTGTTCCAACGTCTTATGAGTGTAAACCCTTTCCGTTACATCGGAGCTGGCGTGCCCTAGAATTAATTTCTTGATTTTTACGTTTACGTCCTTATCGTCAAGCAGGCTTGCGCAGGTGTGGCGGCCGTCGCCGGGCAAGTGGTCCATCTTAAACATATTCATTACCGGTTCCCAGTATCTGCTGCGGTACGCGTCATAGGATATATTCTTTCCCCGCTCATCAGAGAAGATGCATTTGCCGGTGCTGCGTTCGTAGGCAGCCTTGAAGAAGTCGAAGATTTTATCAGCAATCGGGATTCTTCTGCCGCGGCCTGCCGCAGTTTTCATGCCGCCAACGAAGAATTTATTTTCAAAGTCAACGTCTGCTTTCTCAACTTTCACTAGCTCGGTGGGGCGCATACCGGTATAACAGAGGATAAGCACAGCTTGCACTTTTATATCCTGGCTGTTCTCCCATAATATAGCAAGCTCCTTTTTGGTCAGCGGATTGTGTATCCTGCTCTCAACCTGCGGCGGCAGGCTGGTAAGCTCAACATAATTCTTTACTATAATGTCATTGGCAAGTGCGTACTTGGCCATCAGATTACACACTATTCGGATTGCCTTCTTGGTGGCGTAGCCTTTGTCGCAGTCATTAATAATCTGTTGGAATTGCGCTGTCTTAATATCTTTGAACGGTATATCCCATAGAGGCGCGCAGCGTTTGTATGCCGCTTTGTATTGGTTGGATTCTTCCTTGCCGTCAACATAGGTTGCGGCTTCCCATCTCTCGTGTACCTGGGCGAACGTCAAGCCTACGCTTTCTATGTCATAGGGCGATTGATTGTATTCAGCTAGGGCATTAAGTGCTTCCGTGCGCTTGGCATAGTAGCCTAGTATTTTCATAAGCTGGCGGCCGTCATTGGTAAAGCCCGTTGTGATGCGGACCATATACGGCCGCCGTCGGTTCCCGGCTAGCTTTGTAACAGAACCATAGCCGTTAGGTAATTTCATGCTTGACAGCTCCTTCCTTTTTCAGTTGTTGCATTTTTTGCACATACTGGGGATAACGTGTGTATTGATTCTTTCAAGCGTTTATATGAAGTTATTATTCACAAATTAAACATATTATCATGATATAATATAAGTAGGTGCTCGGGGCGGCTGTGCGGTCCGGTGTAGGCGCAGTAGACGGCGCAGCTTCCGTGGGCACATATACAAGCATATTGTATTTCATTTTCGGGGTGTTGAATGAAGTGCAATTCTTGATTCCCTTCTTTCTCCTTTTTTCTAGGTTTTCATGTTTTCCAGATTTTTTTCATGCAAGGCAAACCTCCTTTCAAAATTGTGTTTACGATTCGGCAAAAACAACAGCAACAATAGCTCACGTGTACGGCGTGGGCTATTGTTGTTTTTGTTTGAAAATATCGTTGGTTATTGCTGCAATGGATTCGGACCATATTCGTTTGCACCGGGATTGCCTTTTTTACAAAACAAATAGAGCAGTAGAAGAAAGTAGAACAGCGCAACAGTGTTGCTTGCAAGGAACATTGCTAATGTCCATCTTGAACTTTTATCAATATCATGAAAGCGTCTGTTTGTGTTGGCGTATAAGAAGAGTGTAAAAGGGATTATAAAGACAAGCATTAATGCGCTATATAGAGAAACTTTTTCTAGTTCACTTGTTGAACCTGCTAACCACGAAAAGAATACCGCTACCAGAATAATTCCTAAATATGCAATAGCGGTTCTTTTAATAAAAACTTTTCTTCCTATTCTGCCTTTGAAAGTAAAATAATTATCGTCAGACGGAACAAAGTCGTAATTTTGTTTAGTCTGTTGAATTGGTGCGTCAACATGTTTCTTTGAAAACATCGTTTTTATTTTTTGGGGCAGTTCTAATATAGTTTCGCATAACGAATTAGGAATAAGAGATATACACACGGTAAAGATTAGCACACCAATAAGATAAGGATTTCCGTTAAGCAACTCATAGAAAAACTCTATTGGATTAAATCTCATTATAAGCACTCTCCTTTGTAATAAAAAAATAATGGGCAGCTTTTTAGACTGCCCATGTCACGCCTTGCGCCAATGGCACAGCGAAAATTGTTTGATAGAGGTTCTTAATCTGTAGGCTTATTATGTCACTGTCAACCATGTTAACCACCTCACTTTCTGTCTTTATTTGATTTAATAATAGCACATTTAAATGCAAACTGCAATTCAAATAATTATCTTTCCTAAAACTCTTTATAATGAGCGAGCTTAGTGGTAGAATATAAATAGGTTCTTAGTGTTGTAGGCCTGCTTTAATTTGAATGGAGGGCACAATGCAGGTTTTATTGAGTAGGATAATCGGTATATTGCAGGAAGTGAAAGATGAAGAAACGCTGGCTGTCATATACAGCTTTATCCTTGGACTTGTAGACGAAGATTGATTTTTTATTTGCTGCACTAATTTAAAAGGCATAGCAAAATCCCCCGTACCGCGGATGGTACGGGGGATTTTTTTATTTGCCGGTTATTTGCTTTTGGCCAGATTGTGAACGAAATCTTCAAATAAAGTTTTCATTTCGGGCGGCAGTTTGAGATATTCCAAAAATAGGTTTTTGGTAAACTCATCATCTGTCTTTAGCAGCTTGCCAACTTGCAGTGCTAATTCTTCGTTGGTTGTATTCCTGGCACGGAACATTTCACCTTCGCCAGTACGCAGCCAATCTTCATTAACATAGAATTCTCTACATATATCAGCAATGGTTCTTTCCGGTACATTCTTACCTTTTTCATACTCGCAGTATGTACTTTGAGAACGTCCAATTTTAGCAGCGAAATTCTTCTGACTAAGGCCAACGGCTTCGCGTATCAATACTAGGCGTTGCGCTATATCCATTTAATCACCTCACTTCATCTATAAGTATAATATCGAATTACAAAAAAATCAATAGAAAAACGATAATTTACACATAATCGAAAAACGAAAAAATAAATTGACAAACGATAAGAATGGTAGTATGATAATTACAAAGCGATAATGAAAATCGCGAAACGATAACAAACGGAAAGGAGGGAAAGAGGATGTATAGCTTTAATGAGCTGAGCGAAAGCCAAAAGCTGACAGCAGAAGAAAAAAAGACCGCTAAACAAATTCTTGGTTTGCTTAACGGTCAGAATCATGTAGCAGCAAAGCAGATGCTTGACTTCTGCAACTACGTAATTGAATGCAATTCTAACGTTGCTGTTGTTTTTGAAGAAGAGCAAGCAGAAGCTTGATGTTGTTATCTGTAGAGATTATCCGGCACTGCTTTTCCTGGTCAATATAAAAAGCGCAGCCTGGACAATCAATTTTAATACCGGTAGCCATACCTCCGGTAATTGGACATTTTTTAGGCATTTCAATAAACATAATATCACCTCCGTTCTGTAATACCTATTATAGCACGGGAGAGATGGAAAGGGGCGAGAATAATGGAAGTAAAGCAAGAAGTATTCACTGAAAAGCGTGTAAAGCGCACGGCGGTTGATATGTCCAAACTTAAAGCGGACGGCCTTATGGTTGCGGCCGGCAGCGACAGTAACAAGAAGAAACGCAGAGGCTTTTCATCTACGCAGACAAGCACTATTGCTAGTGGCGGCGATGGCGGCCGTAATACTTTAGGCTAAGAGGTAACAGCTTATGAACTTTCAAACGATAGCGGCGAGCAAGCCACAGGGAACACTTCCTAGTGACGGGGTGCCGCTGAAAAAGAACTTGCCAGACCGCCAACGTTTGGTGCGTAAGCTTAAAAGCATGTACGAGGATAGGCGATATTGGGTAGACAGATGGAAAGAGATAAGAGATTATCAGCTCCCATTTGTCGGAGAGTTTGACGATACGGCAGACAAGACCAATCCCGCACGCAGACGTGACTTAAAGATTGTGCACGGGGTAGCTTGGAGAGCGGCACAGGTATTCGCTGCTGGCGTTATGAGCGGACTTACACCGCCGAGCCGCCAGTGGTTCAGATTTGCATATAGACGGCCGGAACTGAATACGAATGTTGAGGCTATGAAGGTGCTTGACACAAGACAAGAGATTGTATCAAGCGTGCTTGCAAAGAGCAACTTCTATAACAGCATCCATACTGTATATCTGGAATTGCCTTTTGGACAGTGCCCGATGGCTATATTCTACGACGCAGAAAACGGCGTGAGGTTTCAGACAATGACAATCGGTACTTATGCACTTGAAGCAGACGGCTTCGGCAAGGTAACTACTTTTGCAAGAAAGTACGATATGACTTTGCAGCAGCTAGCAGACTGCTTCGGCGTAGACGCTTTGCCCGACAATCTGAAAGGACTGTTAGACAATCAGACCAATCTTACTAAGAAGTATAAAGTCTGCTGGATGGTAGAGCCTAACAGTGATAAGCTGCCTGGCTACATGGACAGACTGAATATGCCGTATAGAAGCGTGTACTGGTTGGAAAAGTCAGAGAGTGACGAATACTTGTATGTTGGCGGCTTTGAAGAAGAAGCAGTACCGGTAGCGCGTTATCTTGTCAGCGGCAATGAGGCATACGCAAGAGGTCCTGCGTGGTTTGCAGAAGGCGACAGTAAAATGCTGCAACTGCTGAAAAAAGATTATCTCACAGCAATAGAGTTAAAGATAAAGCCGCCGATGCAAGGCAGTCCAAGCCTTATGAATAACGGCGGTATTAACTTGATGCCTGGCGGTCTAACAGCCGTAGATGACCAGACGCAAGATATGGTTAAGCCTTTGTTCGCGGTTGACCTTGACTTGAAGGACGCGCAGGAAGAAATTATTCGCGTTGAGGATGCTATAAAGAGAGCATACAGTGCTGATTTGTTCTTGATGTTAGATAACCTTGATAATAGCCGCATGACTGCTAGAGAGGTTATGGAGAGAACGCAGGAAAAACTGCAACAGCTAGGCCCGGTGGTTGAGCGATTGCAGGATGAATTCTTAACACTGATTCTTCAACGTGTATATAACATCATCGACAGAAGCGGTGGATTCCCACCGGTACCGGAAGAACTACAAGACATTTTGAGTGAAGAGGATGTAGAAGTGGACTATATTTCACCTTTGGCGCAGGCGCAGAAGATGAGCGGACTTGTGAATATCGAACAGGCGATAGCACAAACCGGACAGATGGCGCAAGTATGGCCAGAAGTTACGAAGAAGATTAACCCGTTGGGTGCTATTACAAAATACTTTGAAATGCTTGGCGTGCCTGCGATGGCATTGCGCAGTGATGAAGAAGTACAAGAAATGCTCAAACAAGAGCAGCAGGAAATGCAACGGCAGCAGGAAATGCAGGAAGGCTTGGCAATGGCACAGGCTGCGGCTCCTGCGGCAGAGGCGGCCAAAAATCTTACTGCGGCGGCGAATGATTCCAATCCGGCTATTACAAGCTGGCTAGGCGTGCCGGGAGGTTGGGAATAATGAGCGAGCAGTTTAAATATAAATCCAATACCGGCGATGATAGAAGGCAAGCACTGCTGACAGAGTACATGGTAAGAGAACAGGCAAGAAGGGATAAAGAGGCCCTGCTTGACCTGCTGGGGAGCGAAAGCGGGCGCTGGTTTTTGATGCGTATGCTTGATGTGACCAAAGTAAACTCTATGTGCTTTACCGGCAACAGCAAGACTTTCTATAACGAAGGCCGCCGCGACGTAGGCTTAGGCATTATCAAAAGCATTTTAGCACTTGGGCTGCAAGGCATAGAGCTAAAGCAGCAGGCTGAAATGGAGTATGCAGAATTCCAACTAAAGCTACAAGAGCTGGCAGTGGAATATGTAGATAACAACAAGGAGGAATAACTAATGGGCGAGAACGGCGAAAACACAGTTGTAAACGGCGAAGGCGCACAGCAGCAACCCGATACCGCAGCACAACAGCAGCAAACAGAACCGACTACTAATGCAACTAATAATACAAGTGCTTCCGGCACTATTGCAGGGAACGGAAGTAATGGGCAAGGCGCACAACAGCAGCCCGGCACAGTGAATTATGACTTTGCAGGAGTAGAAATGCCGGAAGGCTATGAGCTTAGTGCTGATGAGCAAGGACGCTTTGTAGATGTCATCAAAGGCATGAACCTTAGCAATGACCAGGCAAGAGCGCTTGCGAAGTATGGCACAGAGTATGCAAGCCGTGTAGTGCAAGGCGTAGAACAGCTCCGTGCACAAGAAATTGCTAAATGGGGCGATGAAGCTAAAACGGCACTGGGCGCAGACTTGGGCAAAGTACAGGGCCTTTGTGATACTGCCTGCCGTAAATTGGAGGCAATGTATCCGGGTTTGAATGTGCGTGAAGCACTGGAAATCACCGGCGCAGGCAATCAAATTGCTATCGTGAGAGCATTTGCGAAACTTGGTGAATTGCTTGGTGAGGACCCTGGAATGACTGCACAAAACGGCGCACAAGGCTTAAACGCTGCGCAAGGCATTGCAGCAAACATGTACCCGAAAACCGACTGGAGCAGGTACAAATAATTTATTAACTTTTAATTGAAAAACAGGAAGGATGATGAAACTATGGCTACTATTGGTTACTCCCAAACTATGAGTGACTTACGTAAGTATTTAACTCCGCAAGGCGCAATTGACCGCGTTATGGAAGTGCTTAACGAATCTAACCCGATTATGGAAGACATTCGCTGGATGGAAGGCGATTTGCCGATTGGTACTAAAACTACTATTCGTGCCAGCCTGCCTTCTCCGTCTATCCGCCGTATTAACCGCGGTACTTCTCCGACTAAAGGCACTGTAAAGCAGCGCATTGATGTATGCATGCACTTGGAGGACCGCTCCTGCGTGGACGTTGAATTGCTTTCCGGCAAACCAAATCCGCAGGCTTTCCGTATGGCAGAGGACGATGCACATGTAGAAGGCATGGGCCAATACGTCGCACGTCAATTCTTGTACGGCAACTTGGACGAAGACCCGGACACTTTCAATGGCATTGCGGTACGCTACAATACTTTGACCGACGGCGGCAAAGGTACTCCAGGCCACCAGGTGATTTCCGCGGGTACTCCTGGTACTAACACTAATGCTTCTATCTACTTCGTAGATTGGGGCGACCGCCGTGTAATGGGTGTATATCCTAAAGGCACCCAGGCAGGCTTGAAAACTGAGGACTTGGGCGAAAGTGATGTATACGACGAGCACAACAAGCCGTTCCGTGCATTGCAGACCTTGTACTCTTGGAAGTGCGGCCTTGCCGTTCAGAATGTGCGCTCCATTGTGCGCGTGTGCAATATTGATGTCCAAAAGCTTAACTCTTTGACTGACAGTGCACAACGCGAACTGATGAATAAATTCATCTTCGCAAAGAACCGTCTGCAAGACCCGAAAGCGCCAGTTGCGTATGTATCTGACGGCGTATACTCTTGGCTGGAGTGCTATCTGAACAACAAGAACAATGTTCATGTTACCCGCCAGGACTTTATGGACGCGCCGCCTAAACTGTACCTTGCAGGTATTCAGATTAAGAAACTTGACTGCCAAAGCGAAACCGAAGCGGCAGTACAATAACCGGAAGGAGTGAATAACAATGATTTTTGACCAGCAAAATATGTACATGGACAATTCCTTGACCAGCAATGTAATTGCGAACGTTGGCGGCGGTGATGCGGCCGACCCGTTGTTTCTTGTTATCACTGCGCCGACCGCCTTGGCTACTAGCGGCACTATCACTGCGGCGCTGGAAACTTCCGACAGCGAAAGCTTCGGCACTAAAACCGTTGTTGCGACTTATACCCTTGCTGCCAGCAAGAAGGGTGTCTTGGTTGCGGCAAAACTGCCGTATGGCATGAAGGCTTTTTCCAGACTGACTGTTACCGGCGCAAGCGGCGGCAAACTGACTGCTGGCTTGACTGAAACTGTTCCGAACTGGCCGGGCTGATTTAGTACTTTAAGGGGAGGGCGAAAGCTCTTCCCTTTTTTAATAATCAAGGAGGAATAGTTAAAATGCTTAACATTACCGATGTATGTAATATGGCGCTGGCTCATATCGCCAAAGGGCGTATAAGCAATATAGATGAGCAGTCGGAGTTGGCCAGACAGTGCAAACTGTTTTATGAGCCTACCCGCAAAGAGTTATTAAGAAGCTACACTTGGGGATTTGCAAAGCGCGTGAGCAAGCTTGCAGAACTTAGTATCGAATCTCCGTACTGGTCCCACGTTTACGCCTACCCCGAAAAGTGCCTTGCTGTGCGCAAGATATTTGACGCTGACACCGGCGCAATGATAAGGGCAGGCGAACAGCAGCAGGAAGAGTGGGACTTATATATGGCAAGTGACAACGTGCTTGGCATAGGCTGCAATATCCCTGCTGCGTGGCTTGAATATACCTATGATGTTGACGACGTGGAAATGTTTTCAAGTGATTTTTTGAGCGCGTTTACTCATATGTTGGCGTTTAATATCTGCGTACAACTGACCGGCAACAGCGGCTTGCAGCAGACGCAGTATCAGCTTGCAATGGCAGCATTACAGAAAGCGAAGTATACCACGGCAAGCGAAAAGAAAGAATTGCCGGACTATCCGAGCAAATATTTTGACGGGAGGGCGTAATTATGGCTAGTGGGTTAACACCTTATTATTTATTGCAGCCTGCGTTTACCGGCGGCGAAATCAGCGCCGAAGTTGCCAACCGCGTCGATTTAGATAAGTACCAGCTTGCGGTACTGCAAGCCTATAACTGCCTTATCAAGCCGCACGGACCTATTTATCGCAGACCAGGTATGAAGTATATGGTGCGAACAAAATATAGCGATAAAGCGTGTATCCTGGTACCATTCAACGGCGCAGATAGCACTGACTATCTTTTGGAGATTGGTGAGAAATATATAAGAGTGCATAAGAACGGACTTTATATAAACATAGAAGTTATGACACCATACGCGGCAGATATGCTGCAAGATTTAAGATTTGTTCAAAGTGCAGATACTATGTTTATTGCAAGTGGCAAATATCCGGTAAAACAGCTTGCAAGATACTCAGACACTGACTGGCGCTTTTCTGATTTTGAAATTACTGATATGTATTTTGACGAATCAACTACGCTTGAAAATTATAGCGGCATAAGCTATACCGTGCCCGGCTCTTACAATTTTCAACCGACTGTTACCGGCGAATATCAAATTGATATAGCTGGCGCAGGCGGCGGCGGCGGTGGTGCCGTTACATGGAGAAGGCACGGAGAACACCAAGTTTATAATTATGCCGCCAAAGGTGGCGACGGCGGCAGTGGTGAACGCATTATAAAAACTCTAACGCTGACCAAAGGCACAAGTTACACGATTACAGTCGGTAGCGGCGGCAGCGGCGGTGCTTATGCTTATAGTGCAGGCAACTACGAAGGCACAACGGCCTCTAGCGGTACAGACGGCGAGAATAGTACCGCATGCGGTTTGACAGGCAGAGGCGGCGGCGCAGGCGGCGCAGGCAGCCGTATGTATGGCGAGGACGGCTATGATTCCGAAGTTGGTACGCAAGGTACAACATATGGCGAAGGCGGCGGCGCTGTAGGTGGCGCAGGCGGCAAAAAAGGTGCTCCAAACGGCACAGCAGGCGCTAATGGCTGGGTAAAGATTTTATATACCGGCAATAAAGAATTGACACCTTCGGGAACGCAAGGCGATATTACCTTGACGAGCAACAAGAATATTTTCGCTAGCAGCAAGCCTGGCGCGTATATCAAACTTAAACAAGAGATTGCAAGCAAGACTGTATCAACCAGCAACGGCACTACTGAAAGAGTGCGCGTAGGCGAAAATTGGAAGGTTATCAGTCACGGAACTTGGAGTGGCAGTTTTGCTATAGAAAAAAGCGACGATGGCGAAAGTTGGAAGGAATACAGAAAATATACATCTAAAGACGATTACAACCCGTCCGAAAGCGGCAGCGTAACAGAACCGGTATTTTTAAGGGCGGTATGTACTATCAGTAGCGGTACTTGCACTGTTGATTTAACAGCAATGGCCTACAATGCGGAAGGCGTTGTAAAGCTTACTGAAATCACCAGCGACAGCACGGCAAAAGCTCATGTTGAAAAAGAGTTAGGCTCAACAGATATGACTACTAACTTTTTATGGGGCGCATGGAGTGAAGAATTCGGATACCCGCAAACACTGTGCTTTTTCCAAGACAGATTATGTTTTGGCGGCACGAAGAAGCAGCCTTATATGGTGTGGATGAGCAGAACCGGTGATTACGGCAATTTCAGTGTAGAGAAAGCCAGCGGCACTGTTACCGATGATAGCGCAGTAGCACTTGCATTTGTGAGCCGCAAGCAGTTTAAGATTTTACACTTGATAGCAAGCACCGATTTAATCGTCTTGACTGCGGGTAACGAATGGACAGTAAGCGGCAGCGATACTGTAACACCATCTAAAGCCGTTCCCAAAATGCAGACTACACGCGGATGCAGCACTGTTGAGCCGTTGATGATTGGCGGCAGAATCGTGTTTGTACAAGGACGTGGAAGCACTGTAAGGGATATGGCATATAGTTATGAAACAGACAGCTACGGCGGCAATGACTTAACATTGCTGGCAAAGCATATCATAGAGAATGTACAGATTGTCGACAGTGCATATAAGCAGGAACCTGACAGCACTATATACTTTGTGAGAAGCGACGGCAGCATGGCTTGCTTATCCTACATCATGGAACAAAAAGTATATGCCTGGTCGACGATAGAAACGCAAGGCAAGATTGAAGCTGTGGCGGCAGTGCAGGAAGGCGATGAAGATATTATTTATCTTGTAGTACAGCGAGAGATAAACGGCGCAATAGTACGCAATATCGAGTATCTGGCAAAGAATCCTGCAAAGAGCAATAACCCCGACGATTATATTATGCTTGATAATGCTATTGAGTATAGCACTGCTGAAAAGAGCAGTGGGGAAACAGAGATTGATGCGGCAGAGTTGGCAGGTGAAAAAGTTACTGTTATCGGTGATGGAAGAATGTATAGCGGACTGACAGTAAGTCAAGACGGCACTGTGACGCTCCCGGCGGCCGTACAACACGCTTTTATTGGCTTGCCCTATAGAAGTATCGTGGAACTTCCAAACGTCGAAATTAAGACTGGTGACGGCACTATGCAAGGACGCAAAAAGCAGATTAGTAATTGCATCCTGCGTTTAAGTAATTCTCTTGGCGGCATGGTCGGGCCGGATATAAATACTATGGACTTGATGAACTTTGATGAGCAGAACGCAGTGAGCGATATTAAATTATTTACCGGTGACAAGCATATGACTTTGCCTATTGGCGGCTTTAATAACGAAGGCAGAGTGATTATCGTTACGGATGAGCCATATCCTTTTAACTTGCTGGCGGTAGTGCGGGAGGTGTCTTTCGGTGGCTAAGAAGTGGACAGTTGAAATACTTGATAATAAGTCAAAAGAAAATGTTGTGCCGTTGATTGAAGAACTTATGCAAGATATACGGCCGCATGATAAGGAAGATTTGGAAGCAAGCAGTGACCCGGTATTTGTACTCATTGGTAGTATCAAGCTTGACGAAGAAACAAGGGTATACCGTGGTGAGGATGGCAAACTGCTTGCGATATTCGGCAAGGGTACTATGGAATGGGGCGCACCAGGGCGCGGTATTTGGATGGTTGGCACGAACGAACTTTACAACGGGTACACAAAGAGCCTGCTTTTCAAGGAGGCTAAAAGAGTGCTGAATGAATGGGTGCGTAAGCATGGACTGCTGCACAATATCGTCTACGAGAAGAACCGCACTAGCATTAACTATTTAAGACACTTGGGGGCGGTATTCTTGGTAGAGCCTAAAATAGGGTGGGACGGCAAAAAGTTTTATCAGTTTTATATTCCATATAGAGGGGAGTGAACGTAATGGGTACACTTGGAATCTTAATGGGGCTGCAAACTGTTATGCAGTTAAGCGGCCAGCATCAGCAGGCCAAACAGCAGGAACAGGCATATAAAGCGCAGGCGCAGGCCGCACAGCAGAACGCGGCTATTATGAGCCGCCAACGTGAGCAGCAAGCAGAAGCATATGCGCAGAAGCAGAGCCAGCTTAACGATAGAATGAGGCTTGCAAGGGGACAGGCGCTGGCGGCGGCAGGCAGCAGCGGCCTAACTAGCGGCGGCAGTGTCAGCGATATTCTTTCAAGCAGTGAGAACGCTTACAGAAAAGACAGCATGAATCTGTTGCAGAATCAGCGCAATGATGCGTGGAGCACTTATGTAAACGAAGTCAATTACCGCAACCAGGCAAGCGCATATAATGCGGCGGCGAAGAACGCTAAAGCCAACGGCAAAATGCAGATGTTTAGTACGCTTGTAGGTGCGGCGGCGAACGCTTACTCTAAAGGTATGATTGGCGGCAGCAAGGGAACAACTACGGTAAGCAGTGACGATTGGTACGATGCTAACAGTGATTTCAATCTTCCTGCTAGCAATATGAACGGCTTCAATCTTTACAACCAGGCAAAGAAGAATAACCCGTTCATGGATAATACAGGCTTTACTAAATGGAACTGGTAAGGGAGGTGCAGTATGAAGATTGCAGGTTATCAAGGCAGCGTCAATTTAGGTACCGGTGGCGGTGCGACTGTCAAGGTATCGAGTGACCTTAACGCTTATGGCAGCGGCGGCAAAGGACTTGCCGCTATTGCCGGTGCCGCCAACAAATGGGGGGTAGCAGTAGAAGCACAGCAGGAAGATGAGGACAAACAGTCCATTCTTAATGCTATGGATATATTTAATAAGAGCCGTTATAACATCATGTACAACGATGAAAGCGGCCTTATGAATACAAAGTTAGAAGGCACTGCCGGTGCAGGCGCAAGCTACACAGAGCAGATAAATAAAGCAAGGCAGGATGTATTAAGTAATACCAAATTGCACAGCCAAAAGAACCAGCTTGCATTAGACCATTTAATGTATCAGAGCGCACAGCAAGGCTTCCAGACTGTCGACCAATACGAGCAGAAGCAAAAAGAAGCAGTCACTGATTTGCGCTATGACAATAATATTCAGAACTCCTGCGAGTTTGTACAGAAGAACTGGAACAACCCGCAGGCGCTGCAAGATGAAATTATTCGTACACAGTTGCTGACAAGTGCTATATATGGCAAGCGTGGCGCAGAGTTTATCGAATCTAAGAGCAGAGCCAACATTGGGCAGGTGGTAGCAAGTGCCGTCGGTGCAAGCATCACCAACGAAGATTATGGCACTATGCGTAACATCATGGATAAGTACGGTAGTTATCTGACTGCCAATCAGCGAGCTGCTTTTGAGAAGGTGGCATACGATAAAGAGAGCAGCGCTTTTGAAAGAAATACCGCTAAAGATTTGTATGCTAAATATGGCGACAATGAAGAAGCGGTACGCAAAGAACTTGAAGGCATGAAAGGATTTAGCGGCGGCGAAAGCGGTAATGATTTTGAGAATTTGCTAACTTCTTTCGGTATTCAAGAGAGCGGCGGCAATTATAACGCCAAGAATGGCCGTACAGGCGCAAGCGGCAAGTATCAGATTTTGCCTAGTAACTGGCCTAGCTGGAGCCAAGAAGCAGGCTTGCCAGCAGGTGCGGAAATGACACCGGAAAATCAAGAGATTGTAGCACGCTTTAAGTTAAAACAATACTATGATAAATACGGTGCAGCAGGTGCGGCGGTAGCATGGTATAGTGGAGAAACTAATGCGCAACGCTGGGTAAGTGGTAAAACAACGGACGTATGGGGAAACACTTGGGATACGCCGCAGCATGGGAATGAGCCTAGCATTAAGGAATACGCTACCAGCGTTGTAAAGAGAATGGGTACGGTGCATAGCACTAGGCCTATGAGCCAGGAAGAGCAAGACCGCATTATGAAGCAGTACCGCACTATTAAAGCAGACCATGACAGAATAGAAACTTATAAGAAAAACAAACTTTTTGAAGGGATAAAAAATGAGATATTTGCTATGTTTGGTAACGGCACAAGCTATAGTGAAGCTATGGCGTGGGCTACTAACCAGGCAGGCAGTGACCCCGACAAGTATGTAACTTATCGCAATGCTGTTAATGCTATATATGGACCGCAAGGCAGAAGCGGTAGCGGTGGAAGCAGTAACGGAAAACTTGATAACGATGCAATAGGCGTACTGGAAGATATGCTGCAAGAAGGCAAGTTTTCTAGCATTGACCAATTCTTGGCATACGCTGCTAACAAAGGTGCATCATCTGCGCAGCGTGGGAAGTTAGAAAAAATATACAAAGATTGGTATAGCGGTACAGGCGAATTTGCTTTTGATATGGAAGGCCTTGTGCAACAAGTCGCAGGTAAAAATGCTGATGCACTGTACAAGAAGAAAATCCAAAACTATGGGCGGCAATGGGTACGCGCTTATCGCGTAAAAAATCACGGCATGAATCCGGGTGAAACGGAGTTGTTGGAAGCCTTGCAAAACTGCGTAACTACTAAGGTTTACGGCAGCTATGTTACCGAAAAACATTCATTCTGGTTTGACAGTACAGAAGATATAAAAGCAAGTGACGCAGATTTGATTGCACGTGGTATCGCAAGCGTAAATAAAACCGGGGATGATTGGTACGATGTTAAATGGTTGGATGGCACATCGGGCAAAATAAACGGTGCATATCTGGCAAAGTTACTGAAAGGAGATTACTAAATGGCTAATGAACCTTTAGACGAATTCGACCGCAGATTAAAGGCAAAAAAGGAATATGCTAATTATGGCTTTATTGCTGATATTGACAGCGGCTTGTCACCTGCTGAAACTCTAGGCTTTTATGACCTGCAAAAAATGAGTGACGATGAATACAACAAGTTTTCGCAGGCAGTAAAAAGCAATAGCTCACCGACGATTGATACTAGCAGTATTATCAACGACGATAAGCCGGGCATAGGCACTGCCGTAATGAACGGCCTTAAAGGTTCGGTGCGTGGCTTATTCGGTGCGGCTAAAGCGGCCGTTGACGCTAATATTGAAGCTCATAAGGGTGACAAGAATGTTGTTAAAGAGTATGACCAATCAGAGAACATCAGCAAGGCTTTAGGCTATGTCACCGATGAGATTTTGAAGCGCGAAGAAGTTAAGGCTGATACGGCGGCTGGGCAACTTGGTTATGATTTGGTCGAAAACGGTATTCAGCTTTTAGTACAGCTTGCACTGACTAAAGGCGCAGGCGCTGCCGGTGCAGGAATGAAAACTGTACACGCTATCAGTATGCTTTACAATGGTGCAAACATCAGCGGTGAACAATATCTGCGACTGCGCAAAGAAGGCGTAAACGCAAGCAGAGCGGCAGAAGCAGGCTTGATGAACGCTGTGCCGCAGGCGGTATTGGAAGAACTGCCGCTTGGCAGACTGCTAAAGAAGATGCCAGCCGGTAGCGGTCTGAAAGCTAAGATTTGGGAAGTCACTAAACGCGGCCTTGAAGAAGGCGTTACCGAAGCATTGCAGGAATTCCCGGAACAGGCGACGGACTTATGGGCAAAGAACCCAGGTGCAAGTACTGCAAAACTTGCGGAAATGTGGGGTGAGAACTGGCAGCAGAATTTGAAGGAAGCAGGCTATAGCGGCCTTATCGGCGGTATCCTTGGCGGTACAGTCAGTGGCGTAAGCGTTGCCGTTGACAGTGCCGTTGAGCACGTAGCCTTGAAAGCGAACGAAGAACGCAAGGCAAAGTTAGTAGCAGACGCTGAACGAATCAAAGAAACAGGCATTAACCCCGAATACGCAGGAGCAAGCATTGACGCTATTAATGCTAACGTAGAGGATAATACTGTTACTGTATCAGCGCAGGATTTAGAAGGCTACAAGCAGACTAGCAACAATAATAAACTTTTTGAGGAATTGGGAATTACCGAAGAAGAAGTTGCAACGGCTGCGGAGCTGGGGCAGGATATAGATATTAGCCGTGGCAAGTTTACGGCGGCTATGGCTAAGGACAATGCACTGTTTGAGGCTACAAAAGACAATATGTATTTTGACAGCAACGGCGAATTGTCGGACGGCGGCGCAAAGACACGTAAGGAATTGCGAGAAGGCTATAACTTAACCAGGCAAGCAAGTACGGAGCTTGACGCAGAACTTGACGCTATTGTTGACAGCGCTACTAAAGCCGGTATGAATAAATCTCATGCTGGCAATTTGCGCTTAGTGCTGGAGAGCCGCGCACTTATTGCAGACCCCGAAAATCCTGCTGCATGGCTGCAAAAGAATAAGCTGCGCTTTGAAGATGGCGGCAAAGCTAAACAAAAGAATGGCTGGTTTAGCAAGGGAGGAGTGCTTAAAAAAGAGCAATTCTATACTACTAATATTACCGGAAATGAGATGGGACACTATTCAGATTTGAAGAGCTTGTAGAAAAAGGCTTTTGCATGGTATAGGGACAACTTGCAAGGCACGAGCGTTCATAATGGTGTATTGGGTGATATTAGAATAGATAAAGGGTATCAAGAAAATAATATTAAATTTGGCGCAAGTGGCAGAAAGAAAATGGAACACACTTCCGCTAAAAAAGAAAAACTTTTTGCATTGCGCTATTTACGTGAAATTATGGAGAATGGTAATTTCGTTACAGAATCTGCGCCGCAAAAAGAAAAACATTCAGACGAGAATTTTTATTATATTCATTCTGCACTGAATGTTAATGGTGAAAAACGTTATGTAGTTGTTACAGTAAGAGAACATAATGATAAATCATTATCATATTATAATCATAATGTTTTTAACGAAAGTGAGTATAAAAAAATAGAGGACGCGTTCAAGCCCTCGGGTTCCGAGCAATTCAAGGCTCAGCCCAGTATCTCAAACAAAACGTCCTCTTTTGCTGATAGTGTATCACAAAAAGCAGATAATTACAAGCAACAAAAAATTGTCAATGGTACACTGAAAGATAAAGGCATGATTTCCCCAATGGATGATGGTACTTATGTTATCACGCTTTTTAAAGGTGCAGACGCAAGCACAGTTATCCATGAAACAGGACACTACTTTGCAGAAACTATGATTAACGAAGCACTTGCAGACCCCAGCAATGCAAGACTAAATGCTGATGCAAAAAAACTCATGGAGTATGCAGGCATTGATGCTGAAACATGGGCAAGCGGTGACGTTGAAGCAAAGAGAGCCGGGCATGAAAAACTGGCAGAAGCATTTGAAACCTACATCATGGAAGGCAAAGCGCCTAGTGTTGGCTTGCGCGGAGTGTTCCAGAGATTCGCTAATTGGTTATCAGCTATTTATAGCAAGATAGCAAGAAGCGACAATGCGGCAGAGCTGACACCGGAAGTGCGGCAAGTGTTTGACAGGATGTTGGCTTGCCGTGAAGAGATTGAAGTTATGGCACGCATGGAAGGTATGTTTGGTGCTTTACCCGACAATATCACATCCACGCTATCCGAACAAAATAAAAAGACCTTGCAGGATAAAATCTTAAAGGCTAAAGACAAGGCCGTGGATATTCTTACAAGGCGTGCTATGGCTGATTTCAGCGCGAAGCGCAGAGCTGAAAAGGCTGCTTTCATCGAAGAAATACGGCCGCAGATTGAAGACGCGGTGGCGTGGGAACTTGTCAATCGTGCAAGACGCCAGGTAGGTTATGAGTTTGGCCAGGAAGTTAAGGTTGTTGATTCGCACTTTATAGACGATGAGCACGGCATGGCTCATGCTAATAATTCGGATACTCCATGGCGCAAAACAAAGCTTGCCAATCCTGCAATTATAGCAAGAAAGTACAGGCACGTTTTAGGAAGCATACTGCCAAACTATAATGATATGCTGAACGATACCAATGCCAGCATTGACGATATACTCAATCCGATAGTTGAGTATCTGCAAGCAGAAGTCGACACATACGGCACACTTTCTAAAGAGCGTATTGCAAACGCTGAAGACATGCTCGTTGCTATGTTCAGCAAGTCAAGACAAAAAACAGTAACCAATCCTACATTCGTTGTTGATGAGCACGGCATGGCTCATGCTAACTTTAGGCAGAAAATCAACGAATGGGAAACAATCGAAGCTAATCCGCGTAGGCTTGCAAGAAAATACATTTATGGCAATGAGCGCATAAACTATAACGAATTATTAAAAGACACAAACAGAGCTATTGATGATATTTTAAATCCTATTGCTGACAGAATAGAAAGCGAGCTTGCGGAATATCAAGATACAGTCAAGAGTGAGCGTGCGTTTTTCATCAATGGTAAGTGGGGCTACTTTGCCGCAACCAATAGAACAGAAGGCAAGTATGCAAATGACTTTGCAGGCATACCGGACCAAAGCGCAGTCTTGGTTGATTTTGGTGAGATAGGCAAGGACGGAAAACGTCATTGGACTAAGCGAGCTTTAGAGCAAGCGGATATTGAAGGCCTTGTATTCCATGAAGCAGGTGACAGTATTCGTAATGTCAACTGGGTATCAAGATACGTTCATGACTACGGCGGCAGCGTAAGCGACTTGACCAGTAAAAAAGGACGCAGAAGAATTGCTGAAAAGATTGCAAGAGGCGAAGATATAGCGGATTACTACGATTTGCGTAGCACCGGTTTAGATTATGGCGACGCTGAAATTAAGGCAGACTTTAAGCATATTGTAGATGAGCTAGACAGACTGCAAGCCTTGAAACATAGACTTGAAACAGACCCCGAAGGTGTCGACCTAGTAAAAGAAAGTAAGCGCAACCAATTATCGCAGGAGCAGAAAGAACTCTTTGACCAGATAGCAGAAGAAAACGGCTATGCCAGCGGTTACGAAATGGCAAGGGAGATTGTCGAAGGTTACACCGTCAATGAGAATGAAGGCAGCGACGTACAGGACAACTGGGCAAGGAACTATATTCGTAACGGCGGTGACAGAGCGAAACTAAAGAATGAGGAAGGCTTGAAGGAGATTGCCGAAACTTTGGTAGAGGGTGAGCAGCTTACAGAACTTAACGAGCTTAAAGCCTTGAAGCACGAGCTTGAAACTAACCCGGATAAAGTCGACCTTGTGGAGATGAGCAAAAAGCGTGCCTTGTCTAACGAGCAGAGAGAACTGTTTGACTGGGTGGCTGACAGTTTGGGCTATGACAGTGGCGATGCTATGGCGCAGGATATTTTGACTTCACCGAGCGAAAGAGCTATGGTACGTCAAGAGATTGACAAGGCTGTGAACCGCAGATTCCCCGACTTCATGCAGGAGCGTGAACAGGCAAGAGAGGCGGCAAGGGAAGCACTCTACAATGACGAAAGCGGCGAAGTGGTTGCACTTGAACAACAGCTTATTGATGAGGCACTCAACGAAATAAGCGACAAGGATATTAAGCAAAAAGAGCGTGAGAATATTGCTAAAGTGCGGAAGCAGAACGCAGACAATTTTGCTAAACGCTATATTCAGACTTTGCCAGCAGGCGAAGTTATGAAGCCGAGAAGGTTTGCTATGGCAGAACGCAGAGCGGCGGCTAATGCAAATAAGGCTGCGAAAGCAGGCCTTTTGGAAGAAGCGGCTATGTATAAGCAACAGCAGATGATTAATCACGCTTTGTATCGTGAAGCAGTCAAGGCCAAACATCAGATTGAAAGCGCAAGAAAGTACGTCAGAAAGCAGATGCACAGCAAGAAAGAAGTGTGGGGAACAGAGCAGCACTTCTTCCAAATGTGCGCATTGCTGGAGCGTATGGGCTATCACCGCAAGGACTTTAACACCAACGGCAGAGAAGTGCAGCCGCTTAGCGATTACATTGCAGAGATGCAGGCAAAGTACGGTGACGAAATTATTTCTATGCCGGAGTTTGTTCTGAACCCGAACAATGATTTGACCAATGCGCCGCAGCTTAGCCTTGCGAACTATATGGACGTTATCGACGCACTGAAAAACATTCGTGCTATTGCAAAGCAAGATACGAAGATGAATAAGATTGCTGCCGATGAAGCATTTGAAAAGGTTAAGGCTGATACGATAGCGCACCTGCAAGAATTGCCGGTAGAGTACGAGGCGGAGATTGGCAGCGACAGTAAAAAGAGCCTGCGTAAGCGAATTATTGACTGGCCTAAAAATATCATAGCTACACTGCGTAACGCTGATAACTTCTTCTTGATGATGGATAATTGGACGGAAGGTTATTTTACTAGGGAGTTTTACAACAAAATCAACCATTGCGCAGATATGGAAAGCACGATGCTTGAAGGTTATCAGAACGAGCTTACAGATGCTTTGCAGAAATGGGAGCCAGACAAAGAAACCGGCATTGCGCACGATAAAAGAATTTACTACGAAGAACTTGGCGGCAGCGCAGATAAGCATGCTTTGATTGCTATGCTTTGCAACCTGGGCAGTGATAGTAATGCTGCAAGACTTTGTTCACAAAAACCGGTAGGCGTAAAGAATTCTGATATATGGGTGGAAGAATCGGAGCTTATAGGCAGAGAAGAAGCAATGCTGCAAACCAAACAAAACCTTATAGAGTTTTTGTGTAAGCATCTGACTAAAGAAGATATTGCCTATGCGCAGGCACGTATCAATGCAGCAAGTAAATTCTGGCCTATGCTGGCAGAAGTCAATCGCAAGACAAAAGGCTTTGAGCCGCCGAAGATTGAAGCGTCACCGCTGGTGCTGAAGCTTGCAAGCGGCGAAAGCGTAGTATTTGACGGTGGCTACTTCCCGTTGGAACGTGATACACGCACCGGCAGTATGCCCGGAAAATTTGACAGAATCGACAGCACCGAAGAAGGCAACAGACCGCCACAACGGACTTTGACTACTAATACCGGGTCCAGTAAGTCACGTACTGGCGGCAAATATCCCGTAGACTTATCGCGTGGCAGTGAGGTTACGGCGGTAAAAAGCACTATTCACGATATTTGTTATCGTGAAACAATGCTTGATTTCAGAAAGATACTGAACGATGAGGATATTTACCGCAACATGGTTGAGCGTTTAGGCGATACAAACGTAAGACTTTTGAGAGAGTTTTTGCAGGCTTGCGCTAACCCATATGGCAATAAGACAGCATATATGGCTGAGAATCTGTTTACGAAAGCTGCCAACGCTTTACGTAATATTGCAACAAATACCGCTATTATGCTTAACTTCAAAACGGCAATGCAGAACTTTTCTAACATCCTGCTATACGGAAATAGCGTAGAAGGCTTTACTTATGCTGACGCTTTCAGAGCCTTGTACCGTGGCTTTACAGGTGAAGGCAGGGCAGAAGTAGATGCGATTTGCGCAAAAAGCGTGTTTATGCGTGAACGCATGGAAGTACCAGACGTTACATTGAGAGATATTCAGAATCGTTCCGACCTTAACTCAATTGAGAAAAAGACGCTGAAATATGGTGCAATGCTGTTAGGCTACACTGATATGATGACTGCAAAGCCGGTATTTGCAGAAGCATACATGAAGAAAATCAATGAAGGCAAGACGGAGCAGGAAGCACTAGACTTTGCGAACGCTGTTATTCGTCGCACGTTAGGCAGTAGCCGTATTCATGATGTGTCAAGCCTGCAACGTGGCAGTGGCCTATTCAGACTGTTTACGATGTTCCAGGGATTCTTCAATACGCAGTTTAACCAATGGGACAGAGAAGCTCATATTGCTAAAAGGTTATGGAATAGCGGTGAAAAAAAAGAAATGGCTGAACGGCTGATTGCTTTCGTTGCTGCTAAATGGTTAGGCGTATGCTTGTTGAACGTGGCTATCGGAGAGCTTTCTTTGACTGCTCCTTTTGAGAAAGATAAAAAAGACGATTGGAATAATCTTGCAAAAGAGCTTATCAACTACCCGTTGTCTATGGGCGGCCCCGTAGGGCAGGCAGCGAATGTTGGCGTACAGAACTTGCTAGGCATGAGAAACTACGGCTATAGACTGACTGCGGTGCAAGGCTTGATTGACAGAGGCTTTATTGTTGCAAGACGTATAAACGATGTTGTGGAAGGTAAGAAAGAGCCTAGCGAATTGGCAGAGCAGGTGGCATATGTCGGCGGCGCATGGCTTGGTATTCCTAGCGGCATCTTCAATATCATATTCAACGGTATAGATATTGCTGCTGGTGATATGGTTTTTGAACTGCAAGATATTTACAAGCGCAGACCAAAAAGCGAACGTAAAAAAGATTGACAAAAATTTCACAAAGTAGCATAGATATGAATCTCCAAAAATAGGTATATAATTAGTTAAAGTGAATTTATTAAGCGTAGATATAAAAATATATCTACGCTTTTCTTTTGGCAAAAACAATAAAAGGAGGGGAGCTATTATGATTGCTCATGTCGATAACAGAATCACATATAACGGCAATGGGAATGCAACAGAGTTTGCGTATCAGTTTAAAATTTTAGACCGGACGGACATAAAAGTTTTATTGACTGACGCAGACGGCAAAGAAAAGCTGCTGACTAAAGATTATTACGTTGATGTTGAAAAGAATGTTGTACGTTATCCAGGTTATGCAGTCGGCGCAGAAGTGCCGGAGAGTGAACGGCCGCCGGTGTTGCCGACAGGTTGGAAACTGACGATTTATAGGGAAGTGCCGGTAACGCAGAAAACGGATTTGCCAGACCAATATCCTTTTAACCAGGTTGAAGATATTGGCGATAAACTGACGATGATTGCGCAACAGCTTACCGACGTTACCGGTAGAAGTTTGAAAATCGGTGTAAGTACAAGCGCTGATATTGATACTACAATTCCGTGGGAGAACGGCAAAAGCTTTAGAATTAGTGACGATGGAAAAACTCTTGAATTGTCGGAAGACCCGGCAAAGGTTTTGCCATTGGCGCAAGGTGTTTACGCGCAGACTCAAGCACAAGCACAGAGTGCCGCTGCAAGCGCAACTGCGGCAGCAAAGAGTGAAGATAGTGCATTCGAATCAGCAGGCGTAGCAGGTAACAGCGCACAGTACGCGAGCTTATCTGCTGCAAGCGCTGCTGAAAATGCGGAGCTGACGAGTGGTTATAAGCAGGAGGCATTAACCGCCAAGGCTGGCGCTACGGCATCTGCAACCAACGCAAAGGCAAGCGAAGCCAATGCCAAAATTAGCGAAAACAACGCAGAAGCCAGCAAGGAAGCGGCACAGTCTGCTGCTACTACTGCTAGTAACTTTGCAAACGCTTCAAGAAGTAGTGCAAACGAAGCACGAACTTACAGGGACAATGCTAAGAATTATAGTGAAAATGTTAATGTATTTATTCCTAGTGTGTCCTCTGCTGGTGTGTTAAGCTGGACGAATAAAGCTGGTCTGACCAATCCTGCAAGTGTGAACATCAAGGGTGCAAAAGGTGATACAGGTACTGCTGCGTCTATCACGATTGGTAGCGTGACTACAGGGGCAGCAGGTAGTAATGCAAGCGTT